TCCTTGCAATCCTTCTTTCGGCGGGGCTGGTACTTGTCTGCCGGTCTCCAGTCGCCAGCCCATCCTTAGCTGGAGCGATTTGGGTTGCCCGACTTTCCCAACCCCTGCCTACTTCCTTGCAATCCTTCTTTCGGCGGGGCTGGTACTTGTCTGCCGGTCTCCAGTCGCCAGCCCATCCTTAGCTGGAGCGATTTGGGTTGCCCGACTTTCCCAACCCCTGCCTACTTCCTTGCAATCCTTGTGCCATGTCGGGACGTTCCCTGTTATGGCGCGGTATTTCGTGCTGTCCTTTGGGCGCTAGCTTTCTGCCACTAGCACTCTTGCGTCCTGCAACCTACCATGTCCGGAAAGGTCCGTACCATGTCCGATGGGCGAAGCGCCCCGTCGGGCAATTGCCCTTGCGGGGGACGCTACGGACGCGGAAACGATAGGTCATGGTACCGCGTACATGGTGCGGATTCGCGTCCAGACTGCGGCAGTCCTGTAGCAGCATGCTAGGATGCAAGCTGTCCGGTGCCGTTTGCTGGCGTGACCCGTCGATGATAGCGTTTGCCAGTTTGTCCGTCATTGTGTCCACCTCCCTTGCCGAATGATGTTAGCAGCTTCTGTCGATCTTTGCCGGTGTGCTTTGCCCTTCGCCCCCGGGGTCTTTCGTCGCCCCGTCGGGCCGGCGGGGCGCGGCGACAACTGGTACATAGCAGGTGCTGTGCCATACCCTATAGGATATTATAGGATACAATGCTAAACTACAGGGAACATTGAATTTGCAGGTTGCACGGACAAGCAATGCAAAGCACGAATTGATGCTCCAAGTACGGCTTGGGACTTGGGACTTGCAGGTTGTGTGCTTGGTGCTTGCAGGTTGTGTGCTTGGTGCTTGCAATCGCGCATGATGAGGCCTTACTTGGACTTGAGACTAACAAGCAAAACAAGCTACTAGTTACAAGCCCCCAGCATGCTGAGCGCTATGACCACGCGCGCGCGCGCGTACCATATACATGATTGCTAGTATCAGTCCCAAGGGGCCTTGAATCTGATTGCTAGTATCAGTCCCAAGGGGCCTTGAATCTGATTGCTAGTATCAGTACCAAGGAGTCTTGAATCTGATTGCTAGTATCAGTACCAAGGGGCCTTGAATCTGATTGCTAGTATCAGTACCACCCGCCCCCGGGGATATTGATTATGATTCTCACCCTCAGGGGGACTTGGCACTAGCAACTCGCCCCCCCAACCTCCCAGACGAACGGGCCCCCTGCCCAAACAAGCTAGTACCAAGTTTGTCCTCTTTAGCTCCTAGTCCCCTAGTCCCAAGTGCCACGCCAACTTCCGACCGGCCCGCAGGGTTTTAACACCCTTACGGCCTTGGTACTTGCAGAAAAACTTTGGGCACCTAACTACAAGCAGGCTGGTAACTTAGGCGCGTCCTCCATCCTTGCGCCCTTGGTGCTTGCAGAAAATGCTTGACAGCAAAACCTCTAAAGCGTAGTATTGCCCCAGTTCGCTAAGTTCGGGTGCACGGTCCCCGAAGGAGGTGGCACATGGAGAAGTTCTGGCTGGCAATCGCACTGATTGACCTTTTTTGGTGGTTGAGGAAGTAGCGCATGTGGACTGACGCCGATAGGTTGCGGCGACGAAGCCGGCGCCAAGCATGCCCAGCAGTCGTATCCGACACGCACCGCAAAGAACGGTATGGGTTGCCAGTTGGCGAGTTCGACCGCTTGCTGGACCTGCAGGACCGCAAATGCGGAATCTGCGGCAAGACTCACGAATCGTGCGCCAAGGGCCTTCACCTCGACCACGATCACCAGACAGGGGTTGTCCGCGGCCTCCTGTGTTTCACTTGCAATATCCACCTCAGCCGGCATGGTTTTCGCAAGGGCTTTGAAGTCGAATCCCAGAACTGGTTAAATGCTGCGGGGTAGGGTAGTGGTTACCTAACAGGCCCATAACCTGTGTACGCGGGTTCGACCCCCGCCCCCGCATCCAACTTTGGCAGACCTATAGCTCAGACGGCAGAGCACTTGCCTGATATGCAGGCGGTCGGTAGTTCGAATCTACCTAGGTCTACCACGTCCCCCGGCCGACGATTGGCCAGCGATGATACTGCGAAGTTTACGAGCAGGGGAGCTTTCCAAACGAGCCGGTTTTCTCCGGGTGTCTCTGGAACAACACATTCGTCTAAGCAAGACCTCGCACTGTATGCGGGAAATGTGGTATATCGAACCCACATGTGCCAGCACACGGCACCCGGAGAAGTTTACTAATGCCACGTGCCCCTAAGCGCCCCCACGACGAAAAACCAAGTGCGCCCAGACGAACACCGTGGGTGCCGCCCAAGACGGTGCGCAAACTTCGCGGCAAGGCGTTGTCGTCTGTTGATCGCGAAATTATCCTGCAGGCATTCGCCATATCTGGCAGCCGTAAGAAAGTTTGCGAAACAGTTGGTCTTTCGTATATGACGGTCTGTCGTGTTGTCCAAGAAGCCCGCAAAGACCATTCGCTGTCCAAAGCACGTGCCAATGCCAACGAAGCACTGGCGGGCAAGATCCACGATCGCGCGTTGCTGGCGCTCGACAACCTGACCCCTGCTGACTTCAAAACTACTCGCATCGAATTGCACGACAAAGACGGCAACCTCACGGGCATCAAGGAAATTGGCCCGTCGCTGATGCAGAAGGTTACGGCTTTAGCCATTCTTGTCGACAAAGAAGCAGCCATTTCCACCCACATTGCAACATTGCGCCAAATTGGCGGCGAAGGTGGCGGGATTCCCCTGCCCGGCGATGTGCAGTCAACCATCGACGCCATTCGTTCGCGAGTGTCCCGTCTTCGAATTCTCGATGTCCAGTTCGACCAGCAAGCACCAGATCTCGCGCAGCGAATTGTTGCGGCAACGGCCGCCCGAGATATCGTGGATGCGGAGGTGGAAGATGTCAGCGATCCCTTCCCCTTCGACGGATCAGGACCAGCGACTTGAGGAACTGCAGGAACTGCTTCTAGAATTAGACGCACTGGAAACTACGTATCGAACTGCGAAAATAGCCTTTTATCGTCCACTTCTGCGTGCCAACAACCAGAACTTTCAGGAATCTGACGCCACTGCAGTGCAGGTTGTGCTCGGTTCCAATCGTTCCGGCAAATCCGTGGATGGCGCCGCAAAGGCTATTTCTCACGCGTTGGGATACCGGCCGTGGTTACCTCTTGACCACCCCAATCGAATCGTCCGTCTGACCAACGGCCAACCGATTCCAGTTCCCAACGTGGGTCGTGTTCTGGCACAGAACTACGAACAGGCCATCAAGCAAACGATCTGGCCCAAGTTCCAAGAATGGTTGCCAGCCGAACTTGTCAAACGTGTCTCAAAGAACGCACGCGGTGTTCCCACCGAGATCGAATTGACAACGGGGTCGCTAATCCATTTCCTATCGGATGAGCAGGAAGACATGGCGCTCGAAGGATCGAGCGGTCATTGGGTTTGGATTGACGAACCTTGTGGATACAAGAAGTACATTGCGTTGCGCCGCGGTCTTATTGACTTCGGGGGCCATTTGTGGATGACATTGACCCCGTTGTCGCAACCATGGATTAACGAAATTCTTGTTGACCGAGCTAACGAAGGCGACGAATCGCTCAAATTGTACCGGTTCTCTGTTTGGGACAACGCCAAGGAAAATGGTGGGTACCTCGAACGCAAAGACATCGAAGACTTTCTCAAGGATTTGCGCGAGGATGAACTCGAGGCCCGCCTCTACGGAAATTTCCTCCACCTTGCCGGGCGTGTGTACAAGCAATGGGAACCGATGCCGCCTTTCTGGGTGCCTCCATTCGATCTTCCCAGAAATTGGCCCCGAGTCTGCCTCATCGACCCCCATCCCCGCAAACCCATCGCAGTCCTCTGGCTTGCAATAAGTCCGGACGATCAGGTATTTGCGTATCGCGCGCTATTCGATAGTAAACTTCGCACTGTGCGCGAGGTCGCTAACAAGATCCTTGCGTTCGAAAAACATGGTGATTGGCAAGAACCCGTAGCAATGCGGGTCATCGACACCAGTTCCCAGCAGAACGAACCTACGAGTGGTTTGTCTATTCGGCAACGATTCGCGGAATGTGGCGTCCATACCCTGCTGGCGCAGAAACGCAATGCAGCCGCGGGTTACGACGCGATCCATGACGCACTCAAATGCGACAAGTACGAATGGTCAGAACCACAACTGGTTGTGTTCAACACATGCCGCCCCATTAAGCAAAACTTTCTGAACTTCATCTACGGCGAATGGCAGTCGTCCAAAGCTCGTGATCTGCACGGGGAACGCGAAGAGTATGTCAAGTCGAACGACGATTTCATCGACTTGATACGATACTACTTCCAGTCCAAAATGAACTACCGTACTCTGGTAGGATTGGTGCGCCAGAAAGCGCAGGATGATCCAGAGGAACGATTCAATGGCCGCGCAATAGAACTTCCGGGCACACATACAGGATACGACAGGAGCAAGTGGAATGGCCGACGTTCTTAAATATACTGCGCGGGCCAGACTCAAACTCACGTGCAATGACGCGATTCTTTACGATCAGGTTTACTACGATGACGATGTGCCGTATGTTGAATCAACTGGGCAACGCATCGTACTGGCTACCAACATGGGAAATCCGCAGAGAGTCGACTTGTCCGGGGTAACGTCCGTACCGGGGTCGTCCAGCGGCGTTACCTTGTTCGTGGAAACAAATCGGGACATTCAAATTGCCATCAACGTAGCTTCGCGTTTGTGGCCCTTGTCTGCAAATGGCGCTCTGATGCTTGTTGGTTGTGTCACTCGCCTGTATATCTTTAACGAATCCACCACGAATCTTGCAACAGTGGAAGTAGTTTGTGTTGGATAACGTAAGGATGTCGAAGTGATCAAACTCACCGAAGAGTTTAGCAAAGAACGCGGGCGCCAATTCCTGCGATTGATTGTGCGTGATATCAAAGACCGAAGTACTCGTTTGGCCAAGATCCAGTTGGCACGAGCTTTGTACTACGGCGACAAGGCACCAGTACAGGGACCATGGGTAGGAGCCTCTGACGTTCACCTGCCGGTCATTCTTGAAAAGGTCGAGGGCGGAGTTCCCAAATGCGTCAATGCGTTTTGGGGCATGAAACCTATCGTGCAGGTGGAACGCGTACCCGACGAATTCATGCCCGAGGACACGGACGATACGGAACTGTTCTTTGACTGGTCGTTGAATTCTGATATCGTGGATCTGTACTTGACCACAGAGAACTGGTTCCGCAATACGTTTCTCGATGGCATCTCCCACGTCAAGATTTTCTGGCATCGCAAATGGCGCCGGGTTGTAGAACCGTGGGCTATCAAGAAGATGTGGGATCTTGGTGACATGGATCATACGGGCACTCCCGTAGATGCCCCACGGCCTAAGACTGTACTGGACATCCTAACTGACATCTTTGGTGCTCCCGGCGTTAACAACCTGCAGAAGTCATTGCTGGACTTCCAGCACTATCCGACTGGGGAAAAATCTCAGCAGCTTCTGGACCTTGGGCTAGATCCCCTGTCTCCAGAATTGGCTATGGTACTCGACGGGGATTCTGGAGTTGGAACTCGCTGGAATGTGCAATTCCTAGAGAACCGCCGCAGCATGAATGCGACCGTTGATCTGGAAGGTAGCGAGTTCGTCGATGAGGTCATTGCGCGCGTATCCCGGCGAGTCTTGGAGTACAACGCGCCCAAGGTAGAAGTTGTCGAGTACGAAGATCTGATCGTTCCATTCCGTGCTCTCGATATCCAGTCTGCCAGTCGCGTATCCCAGCAGTTCTGGCTTACCATCGAAGAAATCGAACGGTTGGTGCGAGAAGGCGAATGGAATTTGACTGAGCAGGATCTCGATATCCTGCGGGCCAATCGCACTGTGCGGCAGGAAGAACTGCCCGACAATCGTAACTTGGCTCTGCAGAAGGATCGAGTTACTGGCACCACGGGCAACGACCAGCGCGAAGAAACCATCACATTGCCAGAGGGCTATACAGCCTACAACGAAAATCGTGTTCTGTGTTTCGAGGTGTACACACGCGATCATTTCCCGGGGGAAACTGAACCTACTGAGGTCA